CTCAATCAGAAAGATGAGTGCTTTACAGGGGTCACGAGCGCTATTACTGCTTAAGCGCTGTTCGACCTGGTATGAAAATTCCAAGTTAGGAGACTCTGTCAACAAAGACAGCCTAACTCAGGTTGAATCACAAGTGATTGGCGAACACGGTATTGGTGTGGATCTTCCTTTCGGATGTATCCACGACCGTGTTTCCCAGTGGGTTACCACCTGCGAACGGGAGACCGGAGAACAGAGTCGTCAGCAAGGAGAGCTGTCGGTATCTGGTCTTGGGTCCCCTGGTGATGCAAAACGCTCACCTAAAGGCACAACCGGTGCCACCCGGGGGTTGGAAAAGATTCCAACCGCTTGGGATCGGTGGTCTGCGAGCCACCGAAATGCCCTGAGAGTTCTTGATGTTCTACTCTCTTGGCATTCCCTCCCCAGAACACAACTCCCTGGATACCAGCAGTACAGTACGACTGATCCAGGTTCTCCGTATTGCTCCACTGTCATGTGGCTTCTCCCTGGCGAACACGCCGTGAAGTCAACAGTGGACGAGCACCTCTTCCGTTTCTACCTTGCATTGGTGGGACTGTATACCCTTGACAAAGCAGAGTCATGGTTGAAGTTGAAGCTCGCGATCTTGGACGCATATGCCAAGAAGCAAACGGAGTTGCCTCCCGTATCAAAACCCTTCCGATCTCGCCAACTCATGAGCAAACGTCTCTGGAGTGGCAAAAGTGGTCTGGATTGGGCACAATGGCTTCTAGCTTGTCCTCGTGGAACGCAAGCCTTCGTCTTTTGGATGAAGCGTGGTGCACCTAAGGCAAGCCCGGAGTTGGTACGGGCGGATGAGAATTCTTCCTTTGACATTCTGTTGGTCCCTCATTGCACGGATCCTGTCATGGTCAAAGTCCCTGGTCGAGTAAAGCCTCACGTGGTAGAGTTCGAAGATCTGAAACATCAGGTCATTAGAACTGTCCGCGAGGGTTTCGGTCCGGGTATGACTATTGAGAAGAAAAAATACGCAGGAATACGATGTCCCACCAAAACTCCTTTTTACCCTCCAAGTGTGAGTGCACACTACGAATTTGGACGGCGAGATGGTGGAGGACAAGCTGCAGTAACATCTGAGCTGTATTCCGACTCGACAGTGCTAGCTGACCTTTCCTTGGTCCCGGCGCTGCAGATTCCTGGCCTCTCTCCGGTAGAGTGGACACGTCAGGATATTCTGAACCATACTTCTGGAACCTGGGATGAGCGTGTTGCTCTCCCATTATTGGTTCTCCAGGATGGTCTCGAGATGTGGCCCAAAAATCCATTCCTTACAACACTGCGCGCAATTGGTTTCCGAGCTCCTGAAGAGCAAATTGGATTACCAAATTTGTGGTTAACGCACTGGGTTGATGCCGCGATAGAGTCACTACAGGTACGTGATGCTCTCCGGGCTACATGGATGGATAACATGCCTCACCGACGCCCTCTGGCGCGCGTGGTGGGAATTCCTGAACCGCTGAAGATACGAACCATTACAGCAGGACCGGAATTAGCATATTACTGGGCACAATATATACAAAAGAACCTCCACTCACAGCTTCGTCAACACCCGACTTTCCGTCTCATTGGAAAGACTCTCGATCGTGTTGATATTCACCAAACTTTTAAGAAGTTTCCTCTCCCCGGACAATTCTGGGTTAGTGGTGATTATAAAGCTGCAACAAACCTGATCTCCTCCCAACTCACTGAGGTTGCTGCGCGCACCTATTGTGAAATGATTGGCTTGGATGAAGCACTTACAGGTCTTGTTGTCAATTGTCTCGTCAATCATGAACTCCATGTTACAGGAGTTGACGGGAAAGACAGAGTGGGGGAGCAGAAGAATGGTCAGTTGATGGGTTCACCACTGTCCTTTCCTTTCCTCTGCCTCATAAACGCTGCTCTCACACGATATTCCCTCGAATTACGGGATGGGTGTCGTGTTCTCCTCACCTTACGTGATCTTGAGTTATTGATCAACGGCGACGATGTTGCTTTCGTCACGGACAAGGAGGGGTATGAGATTTGGAAACTGGTGACTGGCCTTGGCGGGTTGGTCGCGAGTATTGGCAAGAACTTCACTAGTCGTGAGTTTATTGTCATCAATTCTCAGATGTTTCGCGTTCATGAAAAGATGGAGATAGTACGGGGCATGCGTTCAAGCATTCGAGGCCATCGCTACTATCAACCAAATCACATTCCTTGTGCTGAGTGCGGCCAGTTCCATACTTCTCAGCCCCTCCCGATTCGCATGGATCGTGAGATGCAGACGGACATGTCTGCACAAGGTCTTATTGTCGATGAGCAGGACCTGTTGAATCGCCTAGGGCGACCATTTACTCAACAGGATCAGCACCAAGATGGAAGAGTTATGACCAACGTCTTTTCTGACGAACATTGGTTCAACCCTGATTACCTTGGCCCTGCAGGACACTTCATCGACGTGACACCACCCCAACTAGGAAAACGCATGTTTGATACAAGCTCTCTGTCACAGATCAAGAGCCTCGTCAAAAAGAGTCGCTTCTCCTCTCCTATTACACAACTTAGTCAGATCTGGGATCCGACTGGGTATGCAATCTTGCCTGGCCTTCAAAAGAAGTGGCTCGGCAATATAAGGGGAGAGACGCGCCATTTGGCGAATCAACGTTTCCTAAAGAGTTGGTGTGGTGTTCTGAAGACAAGTCAGTTCGAAGTTGGAGGTCATACTTTCGTTCCTGATTGGTTCTTGCCCACAGCACTTGGTGGGATCGGTCTTGAGAATACCGATCGGAGAGGACTCATGTGTTCCTCTGAGCATAATCGCCGTCTCGCGAACTATCTTTGCTCCCACCCCAAGGCAAGACCGTTGTCAATGCCCGTTCTTCGTTGCCCGACGCCGCTGGGTCTCCACGCAACAGAACGCATCCTCCGGATCCCTCAAGAGAGCAAAGTGTACCTCACTGCTCACCAGGTTCGGAAGGGAGTAGACCAAGACCTCGTACCACACGATGTGATCCTGGGAGCGATGAGTCGCTCGTCTCTACTCTACCACGCCGGAATGTCGGTGGAACTCGCAAACCTTTCTGGTTCGTATGTGAGTGACACAGACCTCTCCGCCGAGGTTCAGGCTGCCATTAAGATGGAACAGTATCGCCAAAGCAGGCGTCGTCTGTTCGAGTCCTCCACTCGCAGCAAATGGTCAAAATACCAGCCAATTTCCCAACAGCAGATTGATTCATTTGAACCAGAGTCTCTGTATTACAGGATTGGCGTTCACCCCGCGCCCCGGGTGGATTTCGACTATCAGCCCCTCCCTCCGTATGAGGCCGACTACCAGGTTATACCTCCTGGTCCGGTTGGTCCCCGTTGGGACGTTGAGCTTGATTAAGCTCAGTGACAACTTCCGTTGGTTGTCACAGGCACACTTTCCGCGAGTGTGTGCTGCTCTCTCCATTTACTAGGAGATAACCTGTTCCTTGCAGCAAACAGGTTCGAGAGGTATGGATAGCACTTCCACACCCCTTTCCAAAGACGAAACTAGCCGATAATCTAGCCCGTGCTTCAGAGAGACCCCTTGTGGGATCTGAAGTACTACGCCTGGTTGACTGATGCCTAACAGCCATCCTCCAGGACGCCCCACTGCAAAGTGGTTGTACTCCGTAGGGCACTGTGTGCCCGGTGACTGCTAAGCCTTGCGCTAGCTCAGAGTCACGCGGAAGAAAGACGATTGTTGGTTTTCCTCCTTGGAGAGAAGTGTGTAAAGGTAGAATATAGTGTATACTCTGACCTACTCCTCC